ATTCAACTTCGGGCCATTTGTCATAAAGGTACCCTTTTGTCAAGTTGACAAAGTCAGGGTCTCCAGGATACATCAATTCAAACTTTGGTTTCTTTGGGTCGTCGTTTTGTTGAAAAACTTGTGGCCAAGGGTATATGTTCGAAAGAGAATTATCAACAAAAGCTTGTGACGCATTTGCTGTAGTACCAACAAAATTTACATCATCAGAACTTTTCATAGATGAACTTTGATTCAAAACTACATCTCTTCTCACAGGGTCTTGTCTAACATCCCAAGCTTTGTAATGTACATCATCCAAAAGTCTTATAAATGCTTCAGTCGAGGCCATAATCACAGCCATTACGTTCCTCACAGTGGGGGTAAACCCAATACCACTATCAGTTTGAGCGACTTTATTTGCTAATTCATTAGTAATACGAGTTCTTTCTGCATCCAACTTTTGGTTTAGTTGTCCCTCCATACTATTTAAAATTCCAACAAATCTGTTTGGTCCTTCAAATGTAAAGAAAGTAAAAAAGTCTTTGGATATTTCAAATCCCCCATCTGGTTTTCTAACCAATGTAATTCCAAAGTCTTGGAGAATACTATTACTAATGAAAGCTGCTAGTAATTCGGAATCAATAACACTATTGTTTGTTTGAACCCTGTAGGTTTTTTGACCAATCTATGTTTGCAAAATCTATATTGGTTGTTAGTGTGTTGAAGGTGATTGGATTTGGAATACTTAAGTTTTTACTCTTTGTCGTACCAAACGTTTCATTCTCAGCCAATCTTTTGTTGTAATTTATGACAATAGCATTTAACTCAGCAATAGCCGATGATTTAGCACCTGTATCTAAAGTCTTTTTAAAAATAAAAACTTCTTCACCACTTGTAAGATAATAGGGTCTACTAGCATCCAAAAACAAAGTGGACCAAGATTGAGATTGTCCGTAGACTTTTTTGTAATATTCTTCTAAAGTCTTTTTGTAACTTTCACCATCTGTAAGAACTTGGAAATCAACTTTTCTGTACGTGTTTTCAATATTCTGTTCAAACTGTTGTAATTTGTATCCTAACTCAGCTAACGTAAGTCTTGGGAAATTGGGGGCAATCAAACCTTTCGCCTCGTATTCAGAATACATTTCATTAATTTTCTGTCTACCTTTTTCATTTATTTTTTGTACTGAAAATGACAGATTTGTGTTTTCACTCTGTGGAATATTCGCACCTGCACTATTAGAGGAATTATCGTTTGCCGATTGGGGTGTTAGTGGCGCTTGACTAACCTGAAATGTTCTTGCATACATATGTGGTAATGCAATTAAATGTCCAAGTTGAATCTCATTAAGAATATTATATTTGTAACCTTTGAATCTACAAGTAATTTGATAGTTTCCTGATTGGGAATTGAACCTCGATTCAAATGTCTCCAAGTTCAACTGATATCGAATTGCCTGTCCGTAGAATCCTTTCATAGTTAAATAAAAGGGTGGGTAAGGTAAATTAAAGAAAGCTGCGTACGGAGATTGGTCCCCCATTTCAAATAGAGCCTTTCCCTGAATATCTTCAAATTCAATAGTGACTTCAGGTATAAAAGACATATTGGTAATGGTTTGGATACTTGTAATACCCAAAAGACCGGCATCTATTGTTCTACCATATTGGTCAGTTGTACTTGTACCTCTGAATGCCTTTCTACCGTTTACTTCAACAATCTGTTCTTGTCTTTGATTGACACCTTTTTTTTCTGTAGCCCCTAACCCAGTCAACACATCATAATAACCGGTATTCATAAACTCATCGTTGTTCGGTTTCAAGAAGTTTATCGCGGCTATCGAAATTGTTTCGATATCATCAACAGGTGTACCACCAACATTTAGTTTTGTTCTTGGAAGAAGAGCAACTTCCAAGTTGGCATACATAATTAGATTTTCGTGGTCAACTAATCTTTCCTCGATTACTGTTTGACCATTTGATGAACGAACTGTTTTGTTCGGGTCAACAACCACAATATTCTGATACGAATTTTCTACAAGGATATCGCCTTTGCCATCGGGTTGTAAAATAACGTTACCTGCCATAGTAGAAGAAATAAGTATCGATTGCGGATTTATAGTCTTGTAATGAAGTTATCAAAGGATATGGAACACTCAAAATTGCACCATCGTAAATGTTATTTTCAAGACCTCCATATTGGGGATTCGCCTGAAGTATTAACCATCCGAAGAACGGTGTACCATAATACTCCTGTGATACTTTATCTAATCTACTTCTTCCAACTTTATAAATGTAAGCTTTATCAGATGGTTTTGAAGGCAAACTAACATAAGGCACAACAGTTTGTTCTCCGTTAACTAAAAATTGGTTATATCTATTATAATACTGAAATGCCATTATAACATTTGAACTTTACCTGTTGTTATGTTTCCGTCGATTGAATTCCACGTCAACTTATCTGTGTTAGCATTTGTTTTTAGTCCCAAGTTTCTAACGTTGTCTATTTGATAGGGTTCAGGTTCGTTACCAGCATCTCCCTTACGAGTTACAATATAATCCATAACTCTTGTTTTTGTTAGAGGTTGAAATGGTCTATAAATAATATAATCTTTTAAAGTTGTATTTGTAGCCTGAGTTATTAATTCATCTCCCGCAGTGTTTTCATTGATGTAGACTTGTCTTACACTCATTCCCAAAGATTCTTGACGAGCAATCCAATATCCATCAAATTGGGTTGCAAAATCTATATTACCGTTACCGTGAAGTGTTGTATTATTTACAACGTTATCAATGATAGCTGCTTTGAATGTATCGTAAAGTTTTGCGTCCACAACATCTGTAGATAGAACGAAATATTGATACTTGTTGGATTGTTCATTCCAATATACAGAATCAGTTATTGTGTTATACGGAACACCAGATGGTTTCTCAGGGTTAATAATGTATCCTGTCTTTCCTGAGTTCAAAGTGACCTGTGTGCTCAAAGCTGTCATAAAATTTTTCAATGAAAGGGCTATAGATTGGATATCTACAACAAGTTCCTCTTTTGTATTCCCCACAAAATTTGCAGAGACCCCTGAGGTTCCTGAATAGTTATAAATTGTAACTTCACCAGTTGTATTTTGTAGACCATCTGTTCCCCAAGGTGTGTCAGGTGACTTAGCAGGTTTTATAGTTATTACATTAGCTCTATTCAGAGTTTGTAAGTAAGATTGTTGTGTGTTAACCAACTCTTGAATACTAGATGTGAGAGCATTTTGGAATGAACCTCTTTTATTGGTTACAAAATTCTTATAGTTGTCTTTAATTTGTCTAACAGCTTTTTGTGAGAAATTTTTTGATTCAATCCATTGAATAAATGTGTCATTTCCACTATTAATACTTTGAATATATCCCGCGAAAATATCATCAATTTGATTTTCAATTTCTACAGGTTTACCAAAAAGATTTGTTTCAGGGTTTCCTCCATCAACAACAAAACCACCATTTGTATAATTTCTATTGTAAGAAAGCATTTGTCTTACACCATTATTATACTGTCGTAAAACGTCTCTGTTTTTGTTTATTACAGTTTGAAAATATGTTTGTGTTTGGGTTACAAATGAATTCATAAAAGAACCATATTCAATGGTCCCTCTTTGTATTCCATCTGTTATAACACTAGTCAAAACTTTTCCTATAGTTTCATTGTTATTACTTGTCTGTGGATTTTCTACGTCAGAAACTGTTGGCGGATTTACTTCAAAACCTATGTTTTCAATAAATTGTTTGTCTAATACTTTGTAACTCAAATCAGTAGCATCTGACCTGTCATCATATATCTCTGTATTTGCATAGTAATTAAACGACAAAGCGTTTTGTAGTTTGTCTACGGCTGTTTTTAGTCCTTGACCTCCAACAAAGTTGAATCCCATAGTAACGGTTGCAATCATAGGTTGTACTCCGATACCCTCAGGGTTTAAGTCCAATTCTTCGTAACCTAATTGTAATGATGTTGGAATTATTTTTGAGTGCCAAAAATCTCCTACTCTTAAAATAAGAACAGGTGGAGTACCAAAAGATGTATTTACCGCATTATTGTATTCCAAACTTGTCGCACCATTAACATCATTTCTAATGGTCGGAATAGTATCTCCAGGTCTCATACACTGTTGTAAGAATGTCAATCTTGAATTCAAACCTTCAGGGGTAATTGAGTGGAATGCAGGATGGAAGAATTTTAATTTTTCTCGTAGGTTATCAAAAACCATAGGAGTCTCTTGTTTGATTAATTCAAAGTAATCACACTCAGACAACAATAATCTTAAAACTCTTTTTGTAATATTATCTCTTAAAACCTCTTGAGTCTCAACAACTTGTTTTGTTACCGTTCTGTTTGATACTTCAGTGGTAACATTTTCTTGATAACGTGGGGACTGTTGGTTATTAACCGAAGGAGGTTTTATTGGTGATGGTGCTGTTACATCAATTTTAGCAAAAGCCACTCGTCTACAAGCCATTGCTCTTACACTGTAGATTTGTGTACTCAACGCCAAACTATCGTTAGGTGCAGATTGACAATTTTGTTCACCAAAAGACCTACTTGGTCCACGAGGTACAACTGTTGTTTGTTCACCCAAAGCCTCAGATGGTCCAAAGGTAAGACGGTTAGTTGCGATATACTGACCTAAGTTCCCAACTAAGGCAATATATTGTTTGACAGAATCAATTCTCCTTTGAGATAATGAAACGTTATAGGTTTCAGTCTGTGGCATTGAGGCACTTCCCACTAAAATTATACTAGCAGTTGCACTTGGGTTGTTATCTAACGTAGCCGACAGTTGAAGTAACATTTGTTGAATTTCAGATTTATTACTTTCAACTATATCTGTAAAAAACGATGAAACTTGTTGTTTCTCATTACTTTCCTCTTGGTATTCTTGTTTAGTTTGTGGCGCAACGTAGGTGTTATATAATATGTTGTATTGTTCAACACTTTGTCCTTTCAGAGGAATATCATTGTCAAAATATAAAGCATAGTTTTCAAAAGATTTAAATGGGAATGTGTCAGCGGTTTGACTATTATTAGTTGAAGTGTTAGTACCTTGAGACCCGTTTCCAACCCCATTTTGATTGGTTGTATCATTTCCTGTTTGAACTGTATTAGTAATATATCTAATATCCTCAGTTGTAACGGTTTGGTTTACAATTCTCTCCTGTATCTCACGTAAATCATCAGGGTTTACTTGATAATATTTTTCAGCCAACTCATACAAATCATATTTCTTACATCCCGCGAAGAATGAATCCAGTAATCCTTGAGCTCTTTCTCTTAGGGTTTCACTAGCCAAAACTCTATTAACAATTAAATTCAAAACTGACGGGTGGTCAACAACAATTTTCCAACCAAGAGTTCCAGACCTTGATGTATTACTGTATGTATATACGGGTTCGGGTCTACCAATAAAATCTGTTGGTTTGAAAGATGGTGTTACAGTTTCACTAAATGTTAATCCGTAAGGGGGAAACCACATTACACGTCCTCCATTTGGTCCTCTTTCACACACAGGGAGGTCTGACCAAGTAAGACCAGGTCTATTTGATGTTCTCCAAGCTAAGTTTTCGATTGAGAACATATACTTTTGAGCACGACCGTCGAAAATGTTTGTTGAGTCATTTCCCTTCATAGGGGCAATATTCAAGTTGTAAGTGTTATCCAATATTGAATAAGCAAACTTTCTTCCTGACTTTGTAATACCATCTTGTTTTTGTAAGTCATTATACTGAAGATACGGTGTATCTTTTTGGAAGATTCTACAGTATTCGGCACCTTTTTCAACACCCAACTCACCCACATACCTGATTACTTTGGAACCCTTTGTTATCTCTTTGTAACCGTCATTGAATACCTTTGAAACTTGGTCTATAGCATTTCCTACGTGTTGTAATCTTCTACCACCTCTTGGTTGTGAATTAATTAATCTTTGAGTATCATCTAAAATAGAACCATTTTTGAATTGGAAATTAGTCAGATTCAGAATTTGAATAATTTAATGATGGAAAATCGGGGTCCTCCACAATATTCTCTCCACCCAATCCAACTTTTTTACCGGCATTTCCTTTATACTTTGGTGAAGTCCAAGTGAATCCACCCATAATGTCACCACCACTACTATATGTTGGTCCGTTTGCCCCCAACTTAATAGCTTTACTTGGACCTTCATAAAGTTGTGCAATTTCTTGTGGACCATAAACTGGCGATTGTATTTCACCACCAAACGAATCTGTTGGTAAATCCCCTTGTGGTGATAAAATGTCACCAGGTTCTGACTTAGGTGAACCTATGTAATAATTCGAATCGTTTTCAGTAGCACCTCTTAAAGCACCCCTTACGTTATCGAAGAAAGTTCGTGTGTAGGCAGGTTTAAATAAATTGTAATCTAATGATTGGAACAATAAATTTTTAGTTCCTGAACCCGTGTTCTGTAAAAATAAAATAGAACCTGACTTTGGTGAACCTAATAATCTACCAAAAAATCTACCAATACCTGAGTTAAGGTTCGCTTGAGCGTAAGCCCCTGACAACTGTTGGGTTGTCATTGGTAATCTTCTGTTTATAGATGAATCAAAGTAGTCACCAGGTATTGTTGAGTATGGCGCGTAACTTCCTGAAACTCTATTAATAAAATCTGCAGCAGCACCTAAAACAGCACTACTCTGTGTAATATTGTAAATTGGTTCCAAAATCGGAACTCTTCCTAAGATAATACCAAAAATATCTGAACCACCGGCACCATTCAAGAAGTTTGCACGACCTATAGTATTTCTTCTAATGTTTGTAGCAATTCTTTTTTCAAATTGTTCTTTCAACAACTTTGAACCAAGTTGTACTATAAATGAATCCTGTGAGGCTAATCCATTACTACCTACGGGGTCATTTTGAAGTAAAATATTTACTGAACGATATATTGAGGGTACAAACGTTGGGTATTGTTGTGCTCTTTGACCTTTACCTAAAATTTCATCCAAACTTACATACTGACCACCATCGATAAGTGCTGGCGGGTCAAATAAGTTTAATGGTTGCCAAGCAGGTGAGATACCAGGAAAACCTGTCTGAGCCGCTTTGGGCGCTTCATCTATTAGTCTTGCATCACTGTAATCATATTCACCCTCGTTTGAGTTTGTATTTTGGAGAGTGTTTGGGTCTCTTACTTGTTTATAACCACCTGACGCACCATATTGGTTTAGGGGATAAGCCTTAGCAGCAAATACAGGGTTATCAATCAATGTATCGTCAGAATCTGTGGGTGTTAAGTCCCTCTGAATTGTTTCGTAATTAATTGGGGGTGTCGCCTTAGTTGGTGATTTTACATAAGGCACAAGGTTTCTTACAATAAGTTTTTGTCTAAAAACCTCTGAGCTAGCAAAATCTAAAGGACTACCCATTTTGTGTTTTTAAATAAATAGAAACTTGGTCGTTTTTTATTTGTTAAGAGCTTTTATTTCAGCCGCAGCTCTTTCTCTTATAATTTGGTGAAGTTGATTTTGGAATTCCCTATCCCTGAAAAGTGCTTGGACTTGTTTTGGGTCTACACCTGGAGTTTGGACATTAACATTAATTTCTCCGTCTAAATTAAAATCTCCATTTATTGTCTGTGACTGAGAAGAAACTTTTGTCAAACTTTTGATTGCATCTGTCAATTCTTTATATCCTACTCCAACCGCAGATAAAGTTTCTTTTGGCATATTTGTCCCAAGTTGTGACAAGAATCCTTTCATTATTTCAGCACTCTTTGCAGGAATATCATCTTTCTGTTTTGCCAACTCATTTAGAGCTTTTTCAATTTGTGCTGGGTCTCTTGTAGTAATCGCATCTAATACAACTTGTCTAAGACTATTTCCAACTCCCTCAAACATTGTTCTCATATCTTGTTGAGATGGTACCGCTTTGTTTAAGCTTGTTGAAACATCATCGTAGATTGTACCCAAATCTTCGAAAACTCTTCTGAATCCAGTCTGACCAGCCATTCCATATAAGAAATAATCTTTAATGGCTGCTGTATCCATAGCCATTTTTTCAGAAACTCTGAACTGACTTCTTTGTAATTCTTCAATTGTTTTGGGTTCTTGTTCTTGTTGTTCTATTAACTTACTAAACTGTTGAGATGTCAGTTCCGAAAGTTTTACATCTATTTCACCTTTTTGTTCATCAAAAACTCTAACAACGTAATCACCGTCTTTTTTCTTAGCTAAGTTAGCAATCATCAATTTATCTTCTTCAGTTGCATCAATACTGAAGTTGATGTCAGATAATCTTGTATCGAGTTCCAACGCGGCTAAGGCAGTTTTCTTTAAGTTTTCAGCACTCAAACCAGTTTGTTTTTCTACCTCCCTCAACATTCTAATTCCGTATGGATTAATTTCAAACCTCTGAGTTTCTTCGTCAAACTGAGCGTATGTTTTGGCTAAATCAATTACACTATCTTGTAATTTTCCTGGGTCGTTAATTGACGCATCCATCAATGCAAATGGGTCAACTAAAGTACCCATAGTTACACCCAATCTTTGGAAAGCTGATGCCAACTCTATAGCACCTTCAGGGTCTATAGCCTTGTCAGCCAACTGAGCAGTTTGATTCATATCAAAACGTAACATAGATGCTTGTGCAGCCATCTTTGTTAGACCCATAACACCATCTTGGAAATTGAATCGGTTCATATACTCCATATTACGAGTTACATCCCCCATAATTTCTTTAGCATTCAGTCCCATACTTTGAATGTACTGAATAGACTCAGCAGTTATTTCTCCAATGTTTTCAATACTGTTTCCTACCTTGACAAAATCTTCTACTAAGTAATCTGCGGATTGACCCAACAATTTTGATGTGGCATAAATCTCTTGAACGGTTTGAGATGTCTCTACAACATTTCGTCTTGAAGCTAATGCAATGTTAGTTATTGTTTCTTGTGTTGCTTGTAAGTTACCACCCAATCTAGTAACACCAGCAATAGAATCTGAAAGAGCTGTGGAAAATTCCAATACTCTTGTTCTCGATTCTAAAAAACCATTGTTGATATCTTTAATACCCTGAGATAGATTGTCAAAAGCACCAATAAGACCTTCGTCTTTTAGACCGGCTTTGAGTTTGTCAATCGCCCCCAAGAAACCACCAATGTTATCTTCAGCCATATTAGTTTTTTAGATAAATAGATTATTGGTCATTTTTATTGTGGTTTGTTTTCATCCACCCACTTATCCAAAAGATATTTACGAAAATATATTGGCATAGTCTGAAACTCAGACCAACTCACTCCAACTAACTTGGACAGATAATAAAACTCGTCTAATTGTGTTTTTCTATACTCAGAAGAAAGGGCGAAAAAACTCGACCCCAAACCCTACGTTAACCGTAAGTTTTTCTCCTGATGGGGCTATAATAACCCTAGACATATCGAGTCTAGGTTCGTTATCATTCATAAATTTACTTATGAATTTCGAATCTGCAATTGGCATTGTCTCAACAAACTTTGCAATTTCACCTTTGTCTGTAGTTTCACCCACTCTTTGAATTTCTTTTTGTAGTCTCAGGGTTCTTCTCGGTGCCACACGACCTTGGGGGTATGATTGGATTTGTCTACTTAAATCCATAGTTTCACCATAGTTCAATGGTTTTAACTTAACAGTTGTTTGGGAGGTGGGAAGAGTGACTGTAAATGTACCGTCTTCAGCAGGTTTCTGTCCTCTTCTTATGTTCATCTCATCTAATCTGACATTAGTTTTAAACTCTCTATCTGTTTTTGGGTCTTTTAAATTCAATTCCATTTCAGGACCAAAAGCCGTGTTTCTTAAAAAGATAAGAATCGCCTCAACATCTCCTTCGAGTAATTCCTCGGGTCTCATACCCGGTTCAAAAACTTTAGCTCTTAGTAAGTTGAGAGTCATATCCTGTCCTCCCGCTAACAAGATGTTTTCATCTGAAGCGGTTAGATACCCTACTTTTATAGCATCTTTTTTGTTTTTATAAAACATACCAGCTGAAGGCAGTGTTACCACATCGTGTGGTAAGGTAAAATTCATTTGTCCGTATTCTTCTACATTATTTTCCATAATAAAAAACCGTAGGGGTTGTCCCTACGGTTAAATATAACGTATAGAAAAAATTAATAAAGATTAGTATACAAGAACACAACGGTCCATTCTTAGAGTCGCCGTGATTGTTGCTAACTGGTCCTGACTGTAACTTAATTGGTTGAAGTTTACGTCTGTTAAGAAAGTTCCATAAAGAATCCATTTCTCAACAACAACTCCTGTTGGGTCCAACATTTCAAGGTCGATGTCTTTTTTGTATCCCGCAGCATAACCCATACGACCTGTTACAGATTCAGCGTGTAAACGAACCCACTCCATTAGAGCCTGAGCCGCTGACGGACCAATTGGGTCACGGAATGTTACATTTATTGTCTGCCAATTGAATCTACCTGCAACAAATGTAGATGTATTTAAGAATTGTATTTCGGTAGCACCAATTGTAATATGAGGTCTTGATGTACTTTCTACAAACCATTCGTTAATCCCCAAAGAGGATGGAAACCTTAGAATAAAACGATTCTGACGTTTTGGTTCGTAAGGTATGGGCATTTTCATTAATAAATCAGCCATTGTATAAAATTTTTTTCTTTAACGTTTTTATTTTCTTATAAATATAACCTCGGTGAAAATATTTCTCTTGACTTAATTCTTTCAAAATATTACTATTGCTAGTACCAGTTCCAGTTTAGTTATTTATTTCTAGTTTATTCTAATTAATTACTTAACTAGTTAGTATTTCTTCTTTATTCCTCCAGCAGTAGAATAAGTTTGCACATTTTCTTTATCCTTAAAATGTGTTTTCATTGCTTCGAGATTTTTTAAGTCATCATCAGAGAACCCTATTTGTGGTTCTGCAGGAATGAACTTATTGGCAATGTCTTTCTTTAATACAGCTTTTCCTTTTAAAAGTGAAGCCATACTCTTAACATAGTAAATGAAGTTTTCCATAGCCCTTACTTTCGCCTCTTCAGGATTTGACGCACCAGTCGTATCACCAAAACTTACGGGGTTATATCTATTAAGTTCTAAGTAAGACCTAATTAATTGGTCGTCAGTCATTTCTTCTTCACCTGCAAAGTCACGGTACTTCTTTAAGTTTTTAATCAACTTATTCTTGTTGATACCTTTGAAGTTATTGATAATGTAATTGTAGACTCCTTCTTTGAGTGTGTCAGGGTGGTGTCCTCTTGCTGTGATGATTGCAAATATGGACCCATTATTAACCGCCTCCACAAAGTCAGCCCAAGCGGGACCTGTCTTAGCTCTCATAGCATCGACCAAAAAATCGTCATCTCCTTCGACCCTGAAATTTCGGAACGGATTCTCTGCATAACCCACAATTGTCTGACCATTGTAGTCAAAATTTTCTTTACCAATTTTTTCACGGTAAAGTGCGAAGTCCTCAGTTGTCATAGGTACTTCATCACCGTTTTCATCTTCCAAGATTATTTTAGTTGGCATATGAACAATGTTGTCATCCCAGTCAAAAGCATAGTACTTTAAATCTGGTGTACCTTGTTTTGTTATACCCTCTTTAAATTCTTTTTTCATATAAAGGCAAAAAGTGGGGTTTTACCCCCACTTTATAATTTCGATTTATTAAATGTTCTCGAACGAAGCTCCTGTTGGAGTAATCAAGAACTCGATGTCAATAAATTCAAGTGCTTTAGTTGGTTTCAAGTAAATCTTACCTGTTAGGGTGTTTCTATCCAAATCTTCAGGTGAAGAACTTACTGTCACACGGAAGTCATATAAACCTCTGTCTCTTCTGATTGAGTCAAGAATTGGGTTTACAGAATCCAAGAACTGTTGTCTTACAATTTCATCGTTTTGTTCGAACAACAATCTAACTGCCACAGCTGAAATTAATTTACGAGCTTGTAACAACAATCTTCTAACATTCAATCTGTTAAGTGCTGAGTCAGCAACTTGAAGAGTTTTGTTACCCCAAATTACTGTTCCAACGTCAGAGAATGTTGCGATTGGGTTGATACGTCCCTGATAAAGAGTATCTCTATCTTCCTGTGTTAGTTTCAATCTCGCTTTAACAGAGTTAACCAAACCTCTTGTGTAACCCGCCGTTGCGAACCAAGGGAATGAAATGTTATCTGTTAGTGCCAAGT